GCAAGCAGACGGATTGAGGGATAGCGATGTGCTTTCATCGGCGACACTCACCAATTTCGTTGAGCGAGGTATTGGAAATGGTGTTATCCCTATCGGACTTACAAATTATTCAACCGACAGCGGGGGAACAGATCGAAACAACCCCATAGTCGGGAACTGTGTCGTTCGCCCCAATACAGGGGGTGCAACGAACTCTATTTTCGTTGACGCTGGGGTTGTATGCCTTGATGGCGTCTTTTACAATGTGGGCAGTGCAGGTGCGTTCAATTTTGACACCAGTGGCTACTACAACAACCGCTTCAATGCAGGAGGCATGGTTTTACCAAGCGGCTCAAATCAAGAATGCTGGGTGCTTGTTATTGTTGATCCCGAATTGAATGGAACAAACAATGTCGGGCTTGTTTGCGGCCCTGTCGTGGATGTCAGCACTGGCCTTTATCCTCAAATGCCTTATTCTCACTTGATTAAGCAATCAGTGGTTTTAGCGGCCTTGAGGGTCACTTTCGCCAGTCCGTTGAATGTGGCGGCTATTGAAGACAAGCGAATGTTCATTCGTGGTGGGCCTATGCCTTTGACGACTTTGAAAAAAGCCAACGGTGAACCCACTGATCCACTTAACGACTATGGAACCACCCCGTCTTTGACCGCAGGAACACTGCCCGAAGCAGGGCTTGGTGCGTTCTATGCGAGAAATCCATTAGGGCATAATCCGGCTCTTGGTGCAATACACGGCATAGGACAAACACACTTGTTTTACCAATCGGATGCGGCTTTAGGAGCCGCCGCTGGTGGTTCGTATCAAATCACCCCGGTTCACCGAACTGAAAAACAAATCCTATCGGTTGGTGCTGGTGCTGGGGCATTAGCGGCTCTCGTTTGCACACCTCTCGCCAGTGCCACAGGTGCGGCAAATACCCATTTAATCAGCATTATGTGGACAAACGCCAACGGCTCAACCACGAAGGCTTGGGTGGAAAATGTTCACTACACTGTCAGCGGCAAAGTCGTCACCACCACGGCGGCTGGTGCGGCGGCTGGTTCGGCTGAAATCACTTATGTTCATTCGGGGTATTGATTTGGGAGGGCTTGACTTGCTCGGATCGAGGAATAAATACCGTGCTAAGGTCACGCAGGATTGTCCCGGCTGTGGTGACGGCGTTCTTGCTTTACGCATCAATGGCTTCTATGCAGGGAGCCGAGAAAGGATATTTTTATGGGAATGTCCTGCGTGCGGTGAACTATGGCGACACGCACGACCGAGGTTGAAGCCCGTGCCGCAGATGTTGGATTCGGCGTCTTGAAAGGAAAGTTTCAAGGATATTCAAAGAATCCTTTGGCTGGTCGTGCTGAACGACAGGCTAAAAGAAGGGCGTGGGGAGTTTCCCGCAAAAACAAATCAAAGCGAACAGCCAACAGATACAAGCGATCTAAGAAGCGTGGGAGTGGTTCGGGGGCAAGACCTAAAATGCGTCGGTCTTTAGGTGCAGGTGGGCAACGACCAACGAGGGATAGATGATGATTTGGAGTTTGACATTAGCAATTTTAACAACCGTTCTTATTTTTTTAATGTATGAGGTTTTCAACCTGATCCAAATACCCCCCGAAGAGGAAAGCGACGAAGAGGCTGAACGCCAAGCAATTATCGCTTCAATGTCCCGTCAGCATTTGCGCTAAAAGAGGGACTGTTGCGTTCCACTTCCGAGCGATGGGTAAAGACCCGGCATTCCTGCCTTTGCTCTTTCAACAGCCGTGATTGCGTCAAGACCCAACCCATAAGGAATCAACGACCGCATTTGATACTTCGGCATTGTCAATCCGCTTGGCATTTTGTGGTCGCCGACTCCTTGAGTTCCGGATCGTGCGCCTCTTGGTGCCCATTGATGATATTTACCAGCATGTCCGGGTCGCTTTGGTGCTGTTGGCACTTCTTTTACCCTGTTTCCGAACTTTGCTTGTAGTTCCTCAAGACTCATGTTCAGTTCCGGTGCATCAGCGGCCAGTCCTATTGCAGTGTGAGGTCGTGGTTGCCAAATGTTGCTGGCATTTGTCCACAAATCAGTGGGTTTGCGGGAAGGTATTGGTGGGTGGCCCGGTATGTCGTGACGGTCAAAGCCAAGCATTTCGGCGAATGGGCCGGAATAAGAAGCGTGGGTGACAGACGACCACGGGGTTTGCTGTCCTCTTCTCGGTTTCACAGGTTGCCCCTTGAAATCCCTCAAAGGCTGTGCTAAATTGCGTGCCCCTAATTCGGGTTGAAATCGCATCATCCCTGTTGGGTTCTCCAACCACCAATACATTGGATCGTCAGCATCACGACCTTCGTTATTCAATCTATAATCCTGCAATTGATCAATCATGTCTAATTGATGAAGCAACAGTGCCCGACCACCCTGTGATTTTGCGTTTGTTGCCGTGGGGCCAACACCTTCTCGCATGAAGAAATTAGCGTCCCCTGCGTTCCTCGCTCGGTTGAAGTCTTTTTTCTTTTTATCTTGACCTTCCCAATCCGCCCACGGTTTGCTACCAAAAGCGGCGACGGAGTTCCCTTCGCATGGTGGCGAAGAAAAGAATACATCGGGTGTTTTACCACCAAATAGGGACAAGTAGTCGTCTAAATCGTATTGCAGGATGTCGCCCGGTAAATCGGGCATGTAGCCCAAGTCCACATCGTATTCCTTGTTGGGGTTCCCTGCATACATGATTTCAGCAGTTTTTACATCGTGCCCCCTATCACGGGCGGCTTGACTCCAACCTGCTCCCATGCCCTCAAAACCACCACCAGCGGAGAAGTTATCCACGACTCTTAGTTTGGCGACTTCATTGGCGGCGGATAAGTCGTCCTCTCCTAAATTGAGATTGACGGCTTTGAGGACATCCCACCCCCTTGCTAATGCTTTGCGGTGCCCCCACATGTTTCCCCCCACGCCTCATCAACCCTTGAACTTTTCGATCACTTTCTGTATTTGCGAATCCATTGATCCATCAAATCGTTAAAGCGATATGGCCTTTCTTGCTTTCCGGGTTCACTCGGTTGCGGATCCATGAGATACATTCGGACTTTACGGCCACACATTTTACAACATGGCTTTCGCATAGCACTGGTGAACATTCTGTGATTCTCACCGTTTGTGTCAAGGCACTCACCGGAACGACATTCCCACCATTTCGCCATGTTCATTCCTCTTCGTCAGTGATAGGCCATGAAACATCAGCATAAGGCTTCTTTCCGGTCTTTGTATCAAGGAAGCGAACTCGCTTACTCTTCTTCACAGCATGGTATAGATCATAGCACATCATAGCATCTTCAATAGCCCACCTTGCACATTTTATGTGTTGGCCTTTCAACCAAGAAACACCTTTCCTCATTCGTGTGATGATTTCAACAGGAAGACTACGCACCCCGTTCCAGCGGGCAAGGTCATACAAGTCAAACCTCTTGCCTTCATTTTGAAGCACGGGTGAACTGGCTTTTTTGACAGCCTTCAAAATGTCAAAGGTGCCCTCACGGAACTTGCCGTGCAGGTTATGTCCGACCATTTCAATGTCTTGACCCTCCAACCAATAATCAAAGGATTCAAGATCTCTCATTTCAGCCTTTAGACTTCGTTCGCTCATTGAAATGTCGGTATAGACAATTGCTTTTTGCCCATCCCATGTGGCGATTAGCAGGGGGTTCAAATCAACCCTCCATCCATCGGCCTCATGGGCTGTGTCAAACAACACGGCAATTCCCATCATTCTCAAGCACCCCATTTGAAGGCAACATAATTCCTGCCGCCCTTTCCTTGCTTAACGATTTCAACCTGCCCACCTTTCCTCAATGCCTTAAATCGGCGTTCAGCGGTGATGTCAGCAACCGACTGTTGAGCCGCATAGACCTTGAGCAGATCTGATTGCATGACACGCTCAATACCGTCCTTTTCGCTGGTGAACTTCTTGCACATACCGGAAGCCTTTGTCCACGAAGCACGCTCCGCAGTGATCTTCTTCTTGTCCTTGACGGACTCCTTCTGTTCAAGCCAAATGGTGAGGTTATGAAGGTTGTCAAAAATGATTTCACTTGCCATCATTATGTGGTCTTCTGTGATTTGGTCTTCACGCATAAGAACAGCAATCAAGTTTGCGAAAATCATGGTGTAGTTCTCAATGTTTGGCAGGAACGACAGGGCTGTTTCTCTCACGGCCTCGCTGGCTATGTTGTTCACCAGTCCGTAGTAGTCGTCCACTGCATTGAGTAGTGCTGGGTGATACCCAGCCGATACGGTGAATATGTCGTGTGCGTGACGCATAGCGGCTTGTTCCCTTTCCCCTTCGGGAATACGCCTCCATACTTCATCACGCTCTATACGGCGTTCTTCTATTTCCCCGTCTTCGTTGCGAACCTCCACGGTTTCCCATGTGATGCCCATAGCGTCAAACAGACGGTTCTTCATCAGATCGACAGAACCCTGCAAGTATTCGGCGAGTGTCCCATAGTCCATGATTCGTTCATCTGTTCGGGTGTATGCGCCAGCAACACGGTGTTCACTGGTGGTTTGTCGCTGTTCACTGGTGATGTCATTTTGAAACAAGAACACACGCTGAAAGAAACCTTTGTCCAGCACATGCGCCATGATGTCCTTTGGCGGATAGGTCGTCATCCAAAGCGATACTCCCGATGGAGTCCTCACATCACCACCAACAAGGTGCTTAACGAGAATGTTCGTTCTTGACCCCAGTGGAGCCATCGCTTGTTGGAGGTATAGGATTTTGTCGGAGAAGTGGGCTTTGGAGTCGTTGAGTAGGATGGATGCTTCGTCAAAGAGAAGCGTCTTGTAGCCGTTTAGAAGGCCGGGAACGGTAATGTGGTTGACTTCACCCGTAGGACGCCCATTGTCGTCCACTACGGGCGTTTGCTGGACTGTTCCGATGAGTTTAGCGTCCGACCCTGCTGTGAAGGTGTCGCTTTCAATACCGCACGCCTCAAGCAAACGATCAGTGAACTCCCATGCGATGGACTTTCCTGTCCTTGATTGTTGAATCCAATAAGTGTGAACACGACAGTCAATGTATGTGCCGTGTATAGGGACTCTCATGTATGGGGCACATAACTGACCCATGACGAAAAAGAAGGACAACAAACCAGCGTATTCGTTGAAGAATGATACGGTATTGAACCGTTCAATATACCCACGAATGAACTCCGATCCGTCGTTCTCACTGCTGACAACGGCATAATCATCCCACTGCCGCTGTTGCGCCATCATGTCGTTCATGTCACTGTTAATTGATACTGTCATGCTTTTGCCTCCGTTGGAATTGTCCCTATCATTATCCCCTATATCAAGACTTAGGCATTGGTGATTTTGACTCTCTCTTTCACCACAGCCGACTCACTATTTAGTGCCTCAACAATGGACTTGGCACGGACTTTGCCAATGCCTTCAAGTTTCATCAATTCCTTCACAGAAGCCCCAGCAATTTCAGCGATTGAGCCGAAAGAAGTCAGCAAACGCTTTGCGATAGCCTCACTACACCCGATACCACGAAGACCGTCAATCCGCATATCCTCGCTTGAAGTGCGGCGAAGTGTGCGGTATGTGCTGATGCTCCCAAGAGTGCCGTCCTTTTCACATCGTTTCACGATCCAGTAGGCGGCGGCGGAGGGCGTAGGGAATTGCATGATTGTCAAGTCAAAGTCAACATCAAGTCTTGATAGTGAACCCAAGAACTGTGCTTGAATGCGGGCGTATGGTGTCCTGTTGCCTCTTCGTTTGAGGCCCGCCACATAGGCGTCCAGTTTGCCATGAATAACCAATATCATGCGGTTGTAGTTCTCGTCCATATTCTCCAATTGGTGAGCAAGGTGTCCACTTTGGAGTGATTGCATGTAGTCTGCAATACTCTTTGCTTCTATGCCGATTTGGCCGTAGCAGTAGTCTGTGATCAAGTTTTGGTTAAGTTCCCACTTAATTTTGGCCTTGTCGGCTTGCTTCTTGACGGCCTCTTCAAGACCAGATCGCTCACGATTGTCAATGTATAGGATTTTTTCAACCATTCAATCACCTCTCAATACTTCGGGATGTCGCTTTCGCAGTGCGGTATAACAGCGGTGGCAAAGATGATGTGTTGGATGCACGGTTTTCACTCCTTTGGCGCATCCTCGGCACCTGTATTTTTCCTTGACATTATCAGTTCTTCCAAGCGTGCCCGGTTGAGAAGGTCGGTGACGAGTAAGGCCCATTTTGGGTCTGCCGACATAGCCACTATTTGGCCTTGTTGGCATATTTCAAACGCACCTTCCATAGTTTCACTCAAACGGAATCCCCAGTCGGGTTCGTCAAAGCCAAAATCAGCCCATGTAAATTGATTTTGCATGGCTTGGACTTCTTCAAAGTCCTTCTCCATGTCCTTCACTTTCGCTTGCATTTCGGCCACTTTTTTTGCTCGTATTTTTTCAATGTCTTCTTTGTCGCTCATCCAATTCCACTCCGGCTTCATTCCTCTTCCCCAGTTAGATCTTTAATCACCTTTCCGCTAATGCACGATGGGCACTTACGGAATCCGGCTCTTGCTAAGTTTTTGCATTTTCTGTCGGCACATAGCCTTGTTGTTAATCGCATTCATTCCTCTCCTTTTTCGTTTTTCCAATTGGATTCTTGTTTGGTATTTTCCAATTGAAAAAATGATTTTCCAATTGAATTATTCATACCCCACCACTCCTGTCATAAAACGGGCAACGACCGATACAATACCCCTTTTGATGTAAAGTTCGGCACGATGGTGATTTGTAGTAGCGATCCACATTGTGGTTGATGTATGATACGGTTATGTCCTCTTTGTAGTCCGACCAGTCCAAGTCCCGAATAAACGACACGATGGTGTCTTTGATACTACGGTTGGTGGTTGGTGACGAACGAGGGGGTCTTGCGAAAGAGCGAAGCCTGTCCTGCAAATACATAGCGAGATACACCCTCGCTTCGTGAGTAGGGTTGCTCCCCTTTTCACAGGCGGCTGACGCCAAACAGGGGAGGATAGTGAGATTGCCGACCTTCTTCATGTCCACATCCACAGGTTCAGCCTCAAACGGTGCGTCGGGATCTCGTTTCTTGGTCTTGATAACCATGCCCTTCGTGCCGTATGGCACCATGCCACCATGAGGCTCGTCGGCTTTTGCTATGACCGATGCCCAACCTGCTTCAATATCCTCGGTTGTCAGCGGCATACCCCATAGCCCTCGCTTGAAATTGTATGTATTGGGGATGCGAATGTGCCTGTCGGGTCGGAATGAAACCACTGGATCGAGCGTGGATAAGTCCCACTGCTTGACCCAACCGTCAATCATTTTACGACCAGTGAGTAAGAAATCACCGAGTTCTATTGAAGTCGGTTCGTATGTTTTGTCAAGGCTGACCCAAATATGAACGCCACCTCCGGTGAACCACATAGCGTGTCGCCAGTCGTTTGACACAAGGTGCTGATGAAGCGCATAGACTTCTTTGAAGCACCTGTCGCCCGCTTGGGCGGCTGATACACCTTCTTTCATGGCTCGTTCATAGTCCATGTCAATGACGAAGTGTGGGATCACAGCCGTATTGTATTCACCACGGTTCCCTTTCGTCTTCAATTGACGGAACCCATAGACAGTGGTGGTGAGGTTGTCAGCACCGTTGGTGGCGGCGACATAGCGTTGCAGTTCGTCCATGTTATGCACCACTTTCCGCTTTCGCATATCCACCTCACGGGGAAAATGTCGGAACATGTGGGTGCTTCGTGTCATAATACTCACTCCAAATGTGTTTGATAACGGGGACAGAACTCTTTGAGAGCGCACCACGGATCGCAAATTGAGTATTGGCGACCGGGTGCAATAAGTGGGAACATGCTGATGTCGCCGTCGCCCTTGTAGCGTCGGTGCATACGGACAAGGTTCTGCATATCAGCCATCATCAAGCCCAGTTCTTTGACACGAACTGCCTCCACCAAGCGAAACATTTCAGCGTCCTCGGTATCGGTGCCCTTGACACCCTTAGTGTGATCCCACCCCCAGTGGGTGATTTGTGCCGTAGGGTCAGCCTTTCGCAACGCCCAAACATAAAACGCCATCTCTTTTCTCATGGCCTCATACTTGTATTTGGCCTCTTTCCAAGCACCTGTCTTGAGTTCGTGAATGTGAAGTGTCCCGTCGGGGTTGGTGTAAATACGGTCAATGAAACCGTTGATGTGTATGCGTTGGGGTTCGCCGTCAACCGTGATTTCAACCACGCAATCAATCTCCATCTCGTTGCCAGTCGGCAAGAAGTGTTCGGGGTTGCTGTTGTTGAAGCGGTCAATCTCCTTCACACGGAAACGGTCAATGTGCAGATCTTCATCCAAAAAGAATGAATCCTGCGCTGAACGGATTTCCTTAGAAGTGGGAAAACACTCACGAAAATACCCATCAAGGTCAGTTTCAGCACTCGCCTTCTCAATATCCACCCTGTCATAGAATCCTTCAACAGCGTCGTGGACATTCGTTCCTCGTAGCATGTTGTCGTTTTGTGGTTCCTTCATGCCGACGATTCGTTTTAGGCCGTATTGTTGAGCGCAAAAGGTGGACTCGCCCAGCGAGGACTTGCTCATGCGGAGAATGATGTTGTCGGGCATACCGGGGTGCCAATCATAGCATGAGAACAAGTCCTCATGGTTCGGCACAGGGTATGGGCGTGGTGGCTTGTGGGTTATCATTCACCACCACTCCTTCGGTTCGGGCTGTTCGTCCTTCTTAACCCATTCAAATTGCTCAAGTATTGACTTGTTTCCGGGGTCATTGATTTCACAGGACATAGCGTTATCGCTGTGCAGTTCTCCCTCTTCTCCCCATAATTCAATGATGCCTTGTTGATCGTCGTGAAAAATACCCACAGCATCACAGGAATTGCATTCAAATGGCCGTCGGCCTTCGGGCACGAATCCATCGGCGAACTTCTGTTCCATTTCAGCAAGCGTGTCGTATTGGTTCATGCCGTGCGAGGGTGTTGAAACCCTTCGGCTTTCCTCGTCCCAATGCTTTGCTTGCGCCCATAGATCGGGGTATTTTTTCCACAGAACATACCACGAAGCGACAGGCTGTTTGATACAGTGAAAGCAACCTAAGCGTTGAAAGTTCACATAGAGAGGATTAACCATGTTAATTGAGTCAAGGTATTTGAAAGCGTCCTCTTCTGTCCAGCCCCACTCAATAAGAGGATAACGAATGCCGTCCTCCTTTGCGGTCTTTGACACACGCCTCTTCTCGTCTATGGCAATACCCACATACTTGATCGTGCATTCTTTAGTCGCCCGTTGAAGGGGATAGAGTTTTGCTTCTCTTGCCCAGTAGCAAGGATAAACGATGAGAGGTGCCCCACGAACATTTCCTTTGCTTTTTCCTTTCGTGGACTTTCCATAGAACCAGTCGTTCCACGACTTCTTTGAGAACACATGTTCAATGTGCAATCCCTTTTCGGGGTATTTCTCTTGAATGTATTTCTCCACATGCTTGATGTAGTCGTAAAGTTCGGGGAACTCAAAGCCAGTGTCGGCGAATACAATGCGATGAACCGGATAGTTCGGATCGTCCATCTCAAGCATTTTCAACAACATAGCCGTTGAATCCTTTCCGCCGCTGAACGACACCATCGCAATATCCTGTTTCTCTTCCATGTTTTACCACCACTCTTGGGGCTTTGAGCCATCTGCCGTCGGCTGTCGCCAGCCCATCGCCTCAAAGATGAGGGAAACGGGGGCTATAATTTGCTTTTCTATCACAGCCGTGAAATCTATGTCCAATTCTTCAAGTTCTTCGGGGGTTCGGTATGCTTCGATCCCCTTTGTAGTGTAGGTATGCGGAACGCCGTCACCCTTCTCAAATCGGTTGTCGGGGTTCAGTCGGTTGTATGCTTTAGCGGCTCCTTGAAACCCACCCTGTTGTCCGTATTTTTCCGGCTTCTTGCCCAAGCGAGAGCGCATGACAAGAGCCTCACGCTTCACCACAGTTCGCACACCCTTAATCCATGAGTTCACCAAATCCCGAATATCGTCTTCGGTGGCGTTCTCACGGCAAACGGCCTCAAAGGCCACTTCTTGAATGCGTTTGGTGATCTGTGCGGCATTGGACTTCTTCATCTCAAAGCCAGTGCAGTGTAGCCCTTGCTTCGGCCATGTCACCCAGCCAAAGTTCCTGTTCTTTTTGGCGGCAACCCACGACAACATCAGTTTCTCATACTCCACCACGAATCGCTCGGAATTGAACTCCTTCTGTATCGTTTGTGTTAAGGCGTCGGCTATTTCATGGCCGTCGTTGTCGCCAATTCCGATGTATGCGCTGTCGGTGTGTCCCGCCAGTGGTTCATAGCCCATGTCCTCGCAAATCTCCATCAGCCGTGAAGTCAATTGACGACCGACATAGGTTATGGTTGATGCGACAGTCCTGTGTGCTTCACCATGACCTGTGTGTCCCATGAGGCCATATACGCTGGCGGCGGCTCTTTTGAATGCTAATTGTAGTGTGTTGAAGCCAGCGTATTCCGATGAACCCGGTTCGTGCTTCTTCATCTCGGCCTTCGCTTCGTTGCGAGCATCGGCCAGATCCATCTGCAATTGGGGCAATACCCCAACATTGTCTTGACTCCAATGCGTGCCGTTGCCGACCGCACGGGTGTTCTCCCCTGCTTCGTGCCGAAGCATTTCGGGACTGATGTTGTCAGCCCGTTGAATCTCGGCATACATAGCACGGAAGTCAAAACAGGCCACATTGTAAAACCGGCCAGTCTTTGGGTGCGGCACGAAGCCACCACCGTATGAATCACCAGTTCCTTTCTTGTATGTCCCTGTGGGAGCCGCCCATGTCGCCCTTCGGCGTAGCAATCCTCTTGCGAAGCGGCTCACTGTGAATACAGAACCAAACGATACTCCACAGACTCGCTGTAAAGCCATGAAGAATCGGGTGACATGGTATTCCCTGTCAAGACGATCTGTGAGTAAAACATCAGCACGGTGATAGTGCATGAAATCCTCAAAATGGTTGAGCCAAAGGTCGTGATGCGATATTCCTTTAGTGTCTATTTTCCATAGTTCGGGGTTATCGGGGAACGCCACTTTACCGACAGCACCCAGCCGTCGGTCGGACAATTGCCCGTTTCCTGCGTCCCGCCACACACGCTCAAAGCCGTGGTTCCTGTCAGCGAGGTCAACGGTCATGCGACCGGGTATCACTTGAGTCCCGTCGTCATAGACCCCACTGCGTGGGAGATGGGTCATTGGTGGTGAAGTGCTGACCTCCGAGAGAGGCGACATCCAATCAAAACCAATGTCATGGTATTTGTAGCGTTCATACATTTTCGGCCAGTCGGCACGGTTGCCCGACCATGTAGTGATAAGGTCGGGATCTAATTCCTCAAACGCCAGTGCAAATGCTTCAAGCATCGCTTTTTCGGAACGAAACACAGGAGCCAATGTTGACAAAATGCTGGCTGTCGGATGCCAAGACCACTGTTGAACGACCTCACCGTTCGTGGTGTAGCCCATAGCGGTGAGTTCTCCTTGCTCGTTCCATTCAAGGTCAAAGCCACCAGCCCGAACCATGTTCGGGAACCAGTCGGGAATGTCCTGCGGATCAATGTTGTCAATGGCATACCTGTCGGGGAAGTGAATGTCAGCCTCCCATGTTTCCTCACAAAGTTCTCGCATGGCTTTGACATCCTTCGGACTCGGAGCGACAATTGAAATCAATTCCTTGCCGTCCAGCGACTTTGCCGTCTTTTCACCAGCATACCAACCAGCGAACCGTTCGTCAAATAACTCGGTGATTCGTGGTGTATCGCTGTTAGCGGCCACATAGAAGTATGGTCGGAATGTCCCATCGTGGTTCTCCATCACCACACCGTTTTGATCACGGTATCGCAAATAGATCGAAGGGCAATCCGAATCATCGGTTTCGTATGGTTGGATAATCAAGCCGACGCCCCGCCTTCTTCTTGGCGGGGAGCGATAACGGCTGTTGTTCCAAAATCACCGTCGGGTGATTCGTGGCGAATGAGCAAGGGGCTGTCGTTGCCTCCGTGCAAATAGACAGTCCCATTCCCCGGCATAGCCTTGAGAGCGTCCATTAGCCACTTTCCAAACCAATTGAGAACACTTTCGCCTTCATCAGCGAGGTTGTTCGTCAATGGTTCAAGAATTGATTCCATGCGAATTGAGTCACGCTTAACGCTAAGGGTCAGCCCAGCGACATTTGACTCAAGGCAAAACAATGCACCATTCTGTATGGATTTTGCAGTGTTTCGCAATTGTTGAAACGGTTGTCCTTCAAAGGATTGAGTAAAGCCAAGTTCTCCCGAACCGAACTTCGTGAAGCCACTGGATTCACTTTCGTCAAGCATTTTGAGAACCTGTTCAACACCAGCCTGTGAAGAGGCAGTATTGATCGTCGGTATGGTGAAAGAAGTGCTTTCGCCAGTGACACAGATCTTGCCCTCGTCAGTGAGAACAATTTCCACTTCTTCGTTTCCAACGCCACATTCCCTAATGAGCGAGGTGAAGGTGGATAACTGCCCGATGGCGATTTTCCCATCCCCGATGCTGGTTTCCTCATCACGGTATGTGGTGAAGCGTGAAATGAAATACGCTTTGTCAAGGGTTCCAGCGGCGGAAAGTCCAGCCGCACCGATGTTGACAACCAAGTCGTCCATTCCATCAAAGCCCTTCAAGAAAGCCAGCAGGTTGTGTTGAAGCATACGGAAGCCGACCATCAATCATCACCTCTTGGGACATTGAAGTCGCCAGCGGAGATCTTAGGCCATCCATGCCAAACACCACCGTCGTCGTTCCTCTCAAAGAGCAGGACACGACCCGACGCTTGGAGAGAAGTGCGGTCAGCGATAATCACAGCGTAGCCACGAACGACACCAGTGAGTTCACCAGTTTCGTTTCGTTCCTCTTCAAGTTCAGTGTGAATAACTTGTTGCAGGTGCCCTTCTGTGCCTTTGAGCCACTTTGGGGTGTCTTGCCCAGCAAGTTCGTTGCCCGATGAGTCAAAGCCCGGTTTCATGTGAGTAATGACATAGCAGTGAACGCCACCACGACATAGTTCACGGAGAGCGACCATAGCCGTTTGATAACGAGTAGCACGAATGTTCCAATTGAAGCGGCCAATTTGAGTGGTGGCCTTCTTGCCCGAAACGGCAATACCGTCAACACCAAGATCCAAGTCGTCAACCTTCATGCAAGTTTCAGTGATGTGAAGCCAATGGTCGGCTCCATCAAACACCACTGTCTTGAGGTATGGTTTTGGCATTTTGCCGTGTTCAGCGAAGTATTCGTTCTGTGCCTCCATTTGAGCCTGTGCGGTCTTGAGGATGTCCACAGTCTGCTGAAATGTTGCAGGGAAGTCGTATGGGACACGGCTCTCGCCGTAATTGAATACCCACGGATTGAGGACAACGAGGTTTTCAGCCTTGTCAGCGTGGTGAGCCGCCTTCGTGGTTTCGCCACCGAGATCGAAATCCAAGTGCCAAATCTCGGCACCGTCTTTGACTTCTTGTGGAGTGAGGCTGTCAAGCACCATACCAGTCTTGCCGGTCTTTGGTGCCCCTGCGATACCACACATAACAAATGCTGGTGGTGCCTTGATACCACGACGAGCGTTGCGAATCATGTTCGCAATCGTCGGGTTGACCCTTGACAGGTGGTTTGAGGTGGCCGGTGGAGAAGGCTTCTTGGCCTTCTTTGGAGCAGGTGCGGGAGGTGCCTCGTCAACAGGTTCCTCCATCTCCGGTTCTTCGTGCTGAACAACAGGTGCTTCGTCAACCAATGCCTCAATCGGAATGTCCTTGAGTTCCTGCTTGGGTGCAGGTTTTGAAGCCTTCTTAGATCCGCCAGCCTTCTTGGCCGGTGGTTCGTAATTGCCCTTCTTTTCCTTGAAGCCGTCTAAGAATCCTGTTCCCATCAGTAATCACCTCCGGCACTGAAACCGTCAAGGTTGCCCAAATCGTTGCTGGACGCACTTGGCTTCTTTGCTGGAATGGACTTGTGAGGGACGGCATAGATACCGTGTGCTTGCACCTTGACGACTTCATCGCCGTCTTGGTTGGTGTAAGACTCGGTGCGACCGACAACCCAAACACGGGAACCCTTTGCGAATGGTAGCCATTCGCCCGCCTTGAGGACGGAGAGTGCGTTGTGGTTTTCCTTCACAGTTCCCGACACACCAATGCCAATTCGGGCGTTGGGGTTTTCACGGCGGAGAACTTGAGTGCTGATTGACAACCAGTAATCACGGCCTGTTGGATCCCATTGGGATTCACGGCCTTCGTGGTTGATGTCCATAACACCACCAACGATGCAGACCATAGGGCCGTCGTAGCGTTGGACACCGTTTCGGTCAGTGTATGACTCACGGCGGTTGTCAAGGTGGTGTGAGAGCAAGTCCTTCACATTCACAGCGGCGTCGCCAGTGGTGGTGAGGTATTGTTCCGGCTTGAAGAGGTTGGTTGCAGTGTCCCGCTTCTTTCCTTCCGGCACCCAATCCAAACCATAGGTTGCACTGGTGTTGCTGATGGAGAGTGTTGGGCCAGCACCGTTGTAGCCTTCGGGGTCAAAGTTCCCCTTGACGGTGATCGGTTGCCACAGATTCCAGTCGTGAGTAGCACCCTCAAAGGCACCCTCAACAGTGATGAGCATTGGGCCTTCTTCAAGGAACTTGTCTTTGGCGTTGCCGTTGAAAGCCCAAATGGACTTCATGGCGGTGGCACGCTGTGGGGTGTTGTCGGCCTTGAGCATACAGATCGAAAGTTTCTCGTTGAGAGGAATAACCCAGTTCGGGTTCTCGTCAGCCGAGTCCTTTGACACGAATGTGCCAGTGCTGTGTTCGGCTCGCCAAACACCGTCAGCACGGAAAGCACGGCCAATGCCGACTTTGTTGCCGTTGTATTGGAAACCGTTGTTGATTGCACCCGATAGGTCAGCAGTGGCGATGTCAATTGCCGCCTCACGCTTGCGCTTCATCAAGTCAAAGCGTCGGTCAAATCCGATGAACATACCGACCCATTCCTCGCCAGATCCGCCGCCGCCGCCGCCACTTGGGCGGTTAGCGCACACGAACATGTCAGCAAAGTCGTTGTAGTCGTCGTCGTCCAAGCCCTGTGCTGAACCACCACTGGCTTCCCACATGTCGGGGAATGTTTCGTTCATCCACGAACCAAACGAGGCCAATGCCTCTTCCTCGGACACTCCGAGTATTTTCGCCGCTTCATCAATGCAATTGTTTCCTATTTCTCTTTCGCTCATATTTTCAACCTCGTTGTTTGTAATCCCCAGTCATAGCATGGAGGAATAGGAGATCACTGGCTGTCCAGTCGGGGCTTCTTGCCGCCCACTGTCCCAGTATCATAAGGTGCTTCATCGCCGTAGCGGTGTCCACAACATCGTCTTTGTATGCCAAGAGGATTGCTTCGTGCATACCCTCAATTATTTCATCACGGGACATACCGTGCGTATTGACAAGCGACTCCGCACCGTCAATCAATTCGGTGTGTGGGCCAGCAAGAATGCCCTTGTAATAGGACTGTGCTGGCTCAAAGTCTGTGAGTGTTAAATTGATGAGAGCGTTCTCATCGGTTGGATCGATGGTTTGCATGGCCTTCAAACAAGCCCGCATATCACCTTTGTATTTCGTGATAAGGGACGGGAGAGCCGCAACCCACGCATCGGGGAAGTTCTCTTCGTCAATGACACGACCGAGGAAACCTTCGGCATCCCCTATCTCCAATGGGTTGAAGGAATAGGCAGGGAGTCTTGAACGGAGAGCAGGGATAATGCGACCAACACGGTTGCATGTGAGAATCCAAAGCACATGGGTGCCTGTTTCCTCAATCAATTGGCGCATAGCGTCCTGTGCGTCTTTGGTGAGTCCGTCGGCTTCATCAAGAAGAATGACCTTGAAGTCGTGGCCGACAGCCTTCTGTTCTGCAAGGCTCTTGAGCCTGTCACGAACGAAGCCAATGCCTCTATCATCGGAGGCGTTGAACA